CGCCTAAGATTGCGTCCTGCTGTTTCCTGCTCAATACATCTGAAACTTCTGCTTGATACTGGTCATAATCAGGGTGATTTAGCGCCTTGATTGAATTCTTGTAGTTCTCAAAAATCTTTTCTACTTCGGCCTTTTCTACATCTTCCTGTTGCTTCTTTTTCTCTTGCTTCTTTTCAAAGGCAATCTTCTTTTCAACCCACTCATCGAGGGCTTTCTGATGATCTTCCTCTACCCACTCAAAGTCCTTCAATATCGGTTTTGGTGGAAGATCATCAATTTCCTCGGACTTCTTGTCGCCTTCGAGCTTCTTGCGTAATTCTTGAATCTCCCGTTCCTTGGCGCGTAGTTCCTTATTCTTTTCTCTAAGGGCAATTCGCTGCTCACGTACTGGGTTCTTCTTTACCGGCTCACCTTCTTCTGATTCGCCTTCTTCCTCTACTTCATCTTCGGCTTCTTCCTCATCAATACCGATCAGCGAATCTACTTCTTCGGCCTCTTGCCCTTCATTTTCTTGCAAGCCATCTTCGTTCTCCTGATCGTTATCGTTCAATGCTGCTTCGGCCATTTAAGGACTCCTAACTCGCCATTATTGGGTGGCGGAACCCATATTGCCCGTTATAGGCAAAAACTATAAATATGTCAAGCGTTATATATAAAAGTTATTAAACCATCGGCCCTTCTTGGGGGGGGGCTTCCTGCTCCGTCGGTTGTGGAGCCATTTGCGAGGCGGAAGCTTGTTGAAGTTGTTCCATGATTCGCAGTATGTTATCCAGTTTTGCGGAGTCTGTTTCGGTCAAAATCTTGGCTGTTTCGGCTTGTGTCTGTTCAGAATCGGCCAGCGCCTTCATGGTGTCGGCCTCAGCCTTCACTGCAAGGGCGCGAGACTTATCCGCCTCGGCCATCAGGTACAGAGCATTAGGATCAGGTTGCTTGTTCTGGGCGGCGGCCTGCATTTCCTGAGTTTCTTCATCGGTAGGGATCGCGGCGCCCGAGTTAAGCAGGGTTGTTCGCGCCCACCGCTGAAGCCCATCAATTCCGTCACCATCCAAGTTTTCTACAATCGTTGCAGCGATCACAGACTGCTCTTGAGGGTTTTGGAAGTACTGGAGAACGCCAGTCAAAGCACGGACGGTGTTATCGCGTCGGGTCATATAGGAAGGCCCAACGTCAGAAACGACCTCATATTTGCCGTCTTCCAGATCGTTCTCTAGTTTAGCTACACCATCTTTCATGGTGGGTTGATAGAGTTTTACGCTTCCGACTTGGCCATCTTCCTTGATAATGGTGTATTCGTCCTCGTCACTGTCGTTAAGCTCGATTGCCATATCTTTCCAGATTTCCCCACCCCGGCGCATGGATTTCGCCATGCTGTCCGTGTAGATGAATGTTTGCATGGCTAACTGGTTCTGGACAAGCTCAACTGCGCGAGCGGAGACATTTGCGATCATCTTTTCGCCGTTCTCTTGGGAACCTAAAAGCTCCTTCATATCCGCGTTGCACAACTCCATCAAGCCAATAATGGCTTGCGGGATTGTAGGTGGCTTTGTATAGGCTAGCGGCCCCATCGGGATTTGTTGCCCAGTCGCAGGATCGAGAACATCATTTACCAACTGATACGGGTAGCGCTTAAGATTATCTTGCGCCCAAAACGCTTCTTTCCCGCGAATCTGGGAGTCGGTGAAAATGGGCCTCTCAATTGGCGAGGCGATAGCGATCTCACCCAGCAGGCTGATGAGCATGTTATAGACGCGCATCACGTCTGTGGTCAGTCGGACATGACCTTGGATTCGCTCTACATTGGAGACAAACGCACGCTTCCCATAAACAGGGACGATAGGGATATTCTTCCCGGCGATTCTTCCACAGTCTTCTAGGACTCTTTCGCCGTCAAGAATGTACTTATGGATAACCTTGTTGGTGATCTTCTTTTTCCGAGCGAGGATGAAGCCCATTGTTTCTAGTTCAGCGATTCTTTCCTCGTCGTCGTCATCGACCCGCTCTTCCTCTTGAGTCTCAGGCAGAAGATAAATAGAAACTGATTTACTTACTTTCTCAATCTCGAAGTATTCGGCAACATAAACAATATCAGGAGAAAACCAGTCAAACAGGGTGAAGTGATCTGACTTATCAAATGATGCAACCTCGCCGTATTCCTCTATATATGATTCACGCTCGAAGCTGGCGATGACGAAACAGTAATTAGCGTCTTTCTTGTCTTGTCTCTTGGCGTCAATATCAAAGAAAACAGACTGGTCAGCATCAAAGATAGGCTCAATACAGATCCGTTGCTTTTCGCTCTCCTCGTCCTCGTCATCTTCATACTTAGCGACGTATCTCCACGCTCCAAAACCTCCAGAAACGGCTTCATCGAAGGCGTTGTCGTAGGCTTCATTTGCATTGGAATACTGCTCATCTGCGCGATAGAGCCCATCCAATGTCTCAGCGGTTTTCTTGCTCCCCTTCGAGGCGGGACGGAATTTTACGGTTATTCGGTTGTTCTTGTACTCGCCAATGATCTTTTGGACGGAGTGATGACACTTATTGACCTCAAAGCGGGGGCGGTCTTGATATTGATCCCCCCACTGACCCTCCCACATGGAGCCGGGGACATAGACGAAACGCCTGTCCTGCATACACTGGTCTCGGACTTCCTTCTGCGAGGAATAGCAGCGATTGAACCGGGTAATGGCTCGCTCGTGAATCTCTGCCCATTTTTCTGATTTGGTTGTATTAGCCATTTAAGCTGACTTTCTGAAATAGTTTTCCATCGGTAGGATGGTGGCTGGTTGCCGATTAGAAGAGTTCTGCGCGACTCTAGCGCCCTCAAGCGCATATCGCAATGAGTCGATCACGTGGTTATTTTTGTCCTCAAGAACCGGAATAACTGCTTGGGTCAATGGATCAACCTTGTAGCAGTATTTTCTCAATTCCTCGATTGTGCTTTTGCACCGAGGATGAACGACAATGTCGAAACTTCGCAGAAACTCAATCCCTTCTTCTACAGACCTTTTACCTTTGACGGCTGGGTAGATATGCGGGAAACCATGGTTTCGCAGATAGCTTATTTTGTCAGGGCTTGAGGAGTCGGCAGTGATCGGCCAGCGATTAGCATCTGGAACGGTTCTAAAAAGCTCAGGCAGAAAGTTAATCTCACATCCGACTTGATACGCTTCATATGGAACGTAAAGCGTTTTCCCAACGATGTAACACTGAACCAAAACGGACGGATCAACCGAATAGCCCCAGTCTGCTCCCTGCCGGATCATCGCAGTATCGGGAACCTCAAATTCTTCAACCTTCCAATTCTTGAAAACCATTGCATCGGAAAGTGTGTAGTATTCCCCGCACCAGTCGTGTAGGTATTCTGCTGTTGATCGTTTCTTCGAGTTTTCAATCTCGATCATTGAGCTTTTAGGAAGTTTTGGGTTGTCCCAATAATTGACACAGACGACAACTGAATCGCCTGGCGGATCGCCCCTCAAGAATTGATCTACAGGGTCATCCGGACTATGTGGATTCCAGCTAAACCATATTTCAGAGGTCGTACCGTCCTTATAATCTTTACGAATCGTCGGGGTTAGCATTCTCAGGCTAATCATGCTCAATGTTTGGGCCTCTTCAACCCATGCCCCATCAAACCCCTGATAAGACTTGATCGAGCTAGCCGTGTGGTTCTGCATCCCTACAAAAACAATCACCCCTTTGCCTGGGGTAACGATTCTATCGTGCTGGATTTCAAAGTAAGCACCGACGCCCATAGAGTCTATCTTTTCTTCGATGAGGCGCTTTACGGATTCATTCAAAGATTGTTGGACTTCACGAACACACATCCAGCGCAAACCGGGGATTTTGAAACATCTAAGCACAAGCATTTCAGCAAACGCATGCGATTTTCCTGAGCTACGTCCTCCGTGTGCCCCTTTATAGCGGGCTGGCTTCTGTAGGGGCTGAAATGCTATCCCCAGACTTGATTCAAGTTTCACGAGATAAACTTAGTCTCGACTGTTGGCATATCGATGACCTCGCCAATCAGTTTTTCAGGGGCTTGTGCTAGCTGTTCCGGCATAATGAACTTCATCTCAATACCAGTCACCGGAGCCGCGCCCAGTTGTTCGATCTCTTGCTTAGGCTTCCCAAAAGCACGATCAAGCAAGGTATCCACCGCCCATTGATCACCATCAGCAGCCTTACAAACCACCGCATACATGATGTCCTCCAATGCTTTCTGAGCATCAGACCGGGAAGCAGGGCGACCATTCTTGTGCGCCTGATGGCGAGACAAAGCCTTATTCAAGGCGTTTTTCAGCAATAAGCCATTCCGGCGATTCGTATTTCCCTTGGGTGCTGACATCGCTTATCTCCTTTCGCGTAGTTATAGCTTAAAGTTATCAGGATTGCAATAGACAGACAAAAAAGCTATTAAACGTCGATTTCTATGTAATTCCCGCTGATAACGTATTTCCCTCTTGATTTTGACACGATGCCAAGCTCGTAAAGCTCTTTTAGAGCCAATCCAATCATCGCTCTGGAATATCCAAGATCGGCGACCATACCGGCCTGGGACATTGGAACAACCCGTTCATCGTCCATCTTTCCGAGCAGATAGTAGAAAACACGACAGGCAGAGGGCTTTATTTTTGACTGGCCAAGGCGAAGCATAAAGGCAGAGCTGACTTTGACGGTATTCATTTTGCGCCCCTCCGAATGAAATCCTTATTCAAAGAGAACCCGTCAGCAGTCAGAATAACAAACTTTTCCTCTACCAGAACCTTGATAGCCCGATTAACCGCCTGACGGCTTAATCCAGTACCAATCCCAATCTGGCTCTGCGTAGCCTTAACCGAGCACTCATGATTAACCGACCCCATCAACCAGTGAAGCACCTTAAACGAACCAAAGGTCATCCGGCCATTCAAGCTCAATAACAAGGAAGATTCCTGACGCAACTGGACAAACGCCCAATCCACCCGACGCTTAACCATCACATGAACAGGCCGAATCTCACCGCTTTCACGATTAACCATCTCATTCTTGTACTTCATTCAACCTCCAATCATAGGTGTCACTCTAGGGTTACACCCTGTCACTCTAGGGTTACAGTTTTGTCACTCTAGCGTTACACCCCCTAAATCACCAAATCCCTTGCAGCACAAGACTTACAAGCCAAAAACAGGGTATCTCGTGTATATATCTTAGAAGGTGTCCATCCAGAGTACCATAAAACGTCACTTTAATTACGCATTCAGCACCAGAGAAAAGCAGTCAGTAGGAAACGTGAAACGTTGCGTGAAACAAAGCGGAAATTGAGCGATTTACGGAAGCCAAAATTGTGAAATTTACGGAAGTTGGTATATACACACACACTAGGCAGAAGCCCTTAGTGGGTCGTACCCCCCCCCTCTAATCCGACGATATGCCGAGAGTAAGCACTAACATACCGCCATGCCTGTGGATATCCTGTGCATTGATAGTGAGCACTCACACACAGACGTAGTGACACCAAGGGATTGCACAATAGTAAGCGCACACTAACGCACCATGAGCGGCATGATAGCCACGCGAATGATGGCTGACGTGGGGAACAGGTAGCAGGAATGCAAATAATCATGTGGGTAAGTGGGGAATGGATGGGGTGAAATGGCGGAAACCGTTGCGAGAGTGGGGAATGCGGACGTATATCCCCGATAATCACTGCTTCCTCCCACTCTATATCGCATCTTGAAATGCTTACAGCCAGTTGTTTCACATTGTGAAATGGTCATTGAAGCTTACATGAACCTTACAGAATACTTACGCTAACCTTACAGAATTGAGTTGTTTATCTGGCGGTGGAATGTGTGACGAAAATGGTCACTTGGTGCCTAATTGTGTCAGTTTCTTGCTGTGCCTTGTGGCTACTGGGTTTGGGTGATGTTGTAAGGTTGCTGTAAGGTTACGGTGACGTAGATTGTCACTTGGGCAAGTAGTGTGCCTGCCTGTGTTTCTTTCCTTGAAATAATCTTTTCCTTTGTGCTGCAATGGTTTGCGCGTGTTTGCTGTGTTTTGTTTGGGTGTTGGCACGGTTGCTGCTGTTGTAGGTTATGGCCTGAGTGGTGGGCTTAACTTGATGGGGGAATGAGCATGAAAAAATCAGCATGGTCTAATGGTGTAGATTTGTATGCGCACGAGCTGTGCGAGCGCCTGGTAGAAAACCGCCTCGAGGCAACCAAGGGAAACATGCTAAACGGCGCGGCTGACTGGCGCGAGTACAGTTACGGCGGATGCTCCCTGATTTATGATGCTGACATCGCAGAGCGCCTGTGTACGCCGTCAGAGTTAAAGCGCAAGCGAGGCGGCGAATTGCCACCAAGCGGCCAAGAAACTTGGCTTGATTGCCAGGCTCGCGCACTGCGGCAGGCGTGTAACAGGGTGCTGAAAAACGTCCCATAGTATCTCAGCTCATGCGCTTTCTGAGTGCATGGGCGGCGATATTGCCGGACTAATGAGGGGTGGAGAAAATGAACATTACCAAAACAGAATACTACGCGATCATCCGTGCAGGCGTAACCCCTGCCAATAACAATCTAACGGGTTTTGCAGCGGCATGTTATGACGCCAATTCCGCCCGTGGTCTCATTGATGCTCTAAAAACACGCCGCGCTGAAAAAACAGATTTCGAAAACTGGGGAATTTCCGCGACTCAGTGGCGCGAATCTATCCGCGATGCGCTAGCTGTAATAGCGTTTATGTTCGAATTCGACAACGGATTTGAGCGGATTTGAAAATAAATATCATGAGCAATGAAAAACATACGCCGGGGCTTGTAGTCGGTCAGCGCTACAACGTGAATGGCACTCCAATGACCTATCGTTGGAGTAATTACTCCATTTCTGCCCACCAAGAACAGCACTTCTTTTCTGATAGGCACTTCATCCATACGCTCCTGGATAGTGAACTGCCTAAGTTCATATCCTCAGTCAAAGCAAAGGGGCAATCATGAGCGCTGCCGCCATGGATAGAGTCATATTCTGGGCCTGCTGCATCGCAGCGGCCTATTTTTTGATTGAGGGGATATTCGCATGATATATTTTAGGGATTTTTCAGCGCTTTGCGCTTACTGCCGGAACACAGGGGCGGATAAAATACAGCGGAAACGTTGCCGGGTTTGGATTGATTTTGAATGGCAGCGCGTCTGGGGGATGCCAAAATGACTTACCCTATCGGCACTGAATACCTATCCAGCGGCGAGCTTGTACGCACTGGATACGTCTGCGAACATGAGTTTCTAGGGCAAATGATCCGCGAGCTTGACGTTAATCAAGTCACTGTCGCGCGCGGCATATGGCGATTAGAGGAGTCAAAACCATGATTTATCAATGGCGCTTGGCCGACTTCGGCCAGAATTCCGACATTACCCAGCCTGGCGCTGGGTTTTTTCTATCAATGTGGCGCCTTAATTCTCATGGGCGCAAGATCAATCGGCTTGAGGGGTTCGAGTCTTTAGAGGCGCTTAATCGGCGCTTGGAGCGGTTTATACTTGTAGAGTGTGACTGATATGGACTGAGGATTTAATCGGCGTGTAGAGGCTATAATCAAGCCTGCCGGGTGTATCTATACAGCAATGCAGCAGGATGCTGGTTAGTGAGTGCTCACACCCAATCCGCGAAGTGAGTGCTTGCTAACCTAGTTCTCCACAAAGTGCCAACATATCCACAAAATGCGCTTCCAGGATGAGTGCTGTCATTTTTTGCTTGGCCTTTAGGGGTCG